GAGCATATGTTGGAAGTTTTTTCAAGCCCACAAACGTAGGATCTTGGAATGAAGTATTAGATCAGGGCTTAATGTTTCAACTGGATAGATGCGAGTTTATATCATCGAATGCATATGTTAGATTAGATAATTCTGATGTTTCAAGTGGAAATGCAAGTTCAAATACAACTATAGATACCTTTAAAGTATCGACAGAAATTATTAATTTTGCAAATACTTATACTAGTTTTAATTATTATGCGACAGATTTAGCAGGATCAACGAAAGGTTCTTTAGTAAAATTTAAAGAAAATAAAAATATAGATTTCAAAAAACAAAAGCAAATTACATATCCGCAAGCCGCAAATAATAGTTTTACAATTAATGCTTATTTCGAAACTGCGAATACTTTAATATCTCCAGTAATTGATGACCAAAGAACTGGTGTTATTACTATTGAAAATATTATTAATAATGGAAGTTTATCAAATTCTGATGTTGTTGTGTCTGATTTTGGTACTGGTTATTTTGGTGCAGAAGTTGGAAATACAACAAGTAATGTGGCATCAGAAGGTAATACAAGTGTATTTGTAGTATCTGCTCCTGATATTGGTGCAAATACTGCAACAATAGCCGCTAATGTTCATGCAAATGGCATTATCAATCAAGTTTCAGTTAAACATGGTGGTTCGGGATATATTTCTACACCAACAATTACTGTGGTTGATGGTGGAACGAGTGCGCCGGGCGATGCTGTACGAAGTACAGCAAGTGCAGTTGTTAGTATTGTTGGTGAAGGTGCTAATAGTACTGTAAATGTTCAAACAACTAATGTAGCATCATTTTCTTCTGGGGGTAATTTAACATCTAGGTATATTTCAAGGCGAGTAACATTAGAAGAGAATTTTGATGCAACCGATCTTAAAATATATATGGATGCATATAAGCCCAGAGGATCTAACATCCATGTTTATTACAAGGTTCTTTCTAGTGATGATTCCGAGCTTTTTGATGAAAAAGCATGGTATCTTATGGAACAGCAAACAGCAAGCACTACCTATTCTTTAAATGAAGATGACTTTAAACGTTTTGAATTTAAAACTATAGATGAAAAAATTACTTATCTAGCCGGCACCGGTGCAAAATATGATCAATTTAAAACGTTTTCAATTAAATTGGTTATGACTTTAGATAGAGTAGCACAAGACTCTTTTATAGGAATACCTAAAATAGTTAGTTTACGTGCAATTGCTCTTGATAGTGAGGGAACACCTTGATAGTAAAAACAGACGATCCAAGATATCATAGAGATATGTATTCCAATGCTCTTATTGCAACAGATCAATCGGCTTTATTGAAACATAGACAAAAAGTATCACAAACAAATACGATAATGTCTAATGAAAATGAAATAAATACTTTAAAAAATGAAGTAAATCATATAAAGAAAAATATAAACAAAATTTTAGAATTGTTAAGTAAGGATAAAGATGGCAATATCTGATATTGGTATTACTAGTGTAGAATTGGTCAATACTTTTGAGCAATGGCGTTCAAAAACAAATCAGGTTATTACAGTATTGAATGAAAATTCAGATGACAATCCAGCATCTAATTTGATTTCTGCTAATAGTATTGGTGGACTTTTGATTAATACAATAAGTGCAAATATTGTTACGGGTGCAAATGTAACTGGTTCTAAATTATTGTTTTCAGGAGGTACTGTAGACTTTACTGGAGCAACCACTTCAGATTTAGGAACAGTCGAAAAATTTGCATTAGTTGAAGACGTTGCCGCAACTATTTCTGGTGCTAGTCCTGATAGTAAAATCGAAAGAGCCCAAATAAATGAATGTGAAATAAATTTAAATGGTCAAACATTAAGAGCAAATGGTTCATCTACAATTAATCTTCAGGGAGCAACTGTTTCTGATTTAGGAACGGTTTCTTCAGCTATACTTAATGGCGGAACGATTAATAATATGAATGTCAACATTACTGATTCTGTAACGGCACAAATTATTACAGTATCCTCTGCGGGTCCTCACATATTTACTGGTGCATCTTTTAATAATGGAACATATAATACTCCAACTACAATTGGAGGACTTACCCATTCTGCAAATATATCTGTTAACACGGCTTCTGCCCTTGTAGCTAATATTGGTCCTATTTTTGGAACAGATGTGGGTACTGCTAATGTGGCTATTGGTAAGTTTCCAGAATATACAACAACTCCAATTTCTGCAACTTCATCTAAAGGAAGACTGCATATAAGAACAGATTTTGCGGCAGGATTGACTACTGCTACCGCAGTTGAGGTGTCCACAGATGATGTGGTGTTAGAAGGAAACACTTCAGTTGGTATGACATTACTTTCAAACAATGCCTCAAATGGTGCTATTGCATTTGGTGATCCCGATAATGTTGACAGTGGAGCTTTAATTTATAATCATTTAACAGATAGTATGCATCTAGTCACAGATGGTGCAAATACAGTTGTATTTGGTAATGAGAATGGTGGTTATATGCAAATTGTTGGCGGAGATACAATAGGAACTCAGTCAGGCAAATTACATGTAAACGTAGGATCGACTGATGGCACAACAGGAATTTGGGTGGACTTAAATGATGCTGATCAACAAGGAATTCGTATTGATGCGAATACTGCTGGCTGTACTGTAAATACTTTTGAGTTACGGGCTAATACGACTACGGGTCATGCAATGGCACTAATACATGGAGCTGTAACAGGAACTTCTCATGTTATGTCAGGTTCCATGCTTGCTATAACAGATAATAATAGTTCTACTACGGCAAGAGCGGTTGTTGATATATTACAAGATGCAGTAGGTGCTACTGGAACTACAGGATTAAAAGTTACAGCAGATGGAGGAAAGGGCATTTCTATTGTACAGAATGCAAACCTGACAGGATTACAGGTTTCAACCTCCGCTCTTGTTATAGGGGGAACAAAAGTTATTCACTTTGCAAATTCATCCGCTGATATTTTTAGTGCATTAGCGAACGGAGTAACTAATTTCGGAGGTCCTTTATTAGCCGCAAATTCTACTGTTACTGTTAATTGTAGATTAGGTGTGAGAGACAGCACAGGAACAGTTGTAAATCAAACGTAAGGTAAAATGGCAAAACCCAGCACAAGAGAAGAATTAAAACAATATTGTCTTAGAACATTGGGACAACCAGTTATTGAAATAAATGTAGAAGATGATCAACTGGAAGATCGAATGGATGAGGGACTACAGTTTTTTCAAGAATATCATTTTGACGGTGTTGAAAGAATGTATAATATACACCAAATTACTGGTTCAACTGTTAAAATTATTTCTGGAACAGGTTTTACTGCTGGTGAGACAATAACTGGTGGAACATCAAATGCAACTGCAGTTGTAGTTTCTGCAAATTCTACTACTATAACATTCAAATCACATAAAGATACAGGTGGAATTTCAAATAATGATGTTACATCTAGTTTTTCAAATGCTGAAACGATAACTGGAAGTTCAAGTGGGACTGCCGCAGTAGCCGATACTGATGCAACGTTAGTTACTTTTGGTGATATGGATAATCATTATATTACATTAGATGACTCCATAATTGGTGTGCTTGGTATTTTTGATATACAGGATACTGGCGGAGGACAAACATCAAGCGATTTGTTTTCATTTAGATATCAATTTCATTTAAATGAAATGCCTTATCTTACTGCTACTTCTATAATAAATTATAAAATGTCAATGCAACATTTACAATTGTTGAATGACATGTTCGTAGGAAAAAAACCTCTACGATTTAATAGACATCAAAATCGATTATATATAGACTTAGATTGGAATGATGATCTTGAAGTCGATGAATATATTGTAGTAGAGTGTTATAGAATAATTGATCCTGCAACATTTGCAGATGTATATAATGATATGTTTTTAAAGAGATATGTTACGGCCCTTTTTAAGAGACAATGGGGGGCTAATTTAATAAAATATGAAGGTGTACAGCTTCCAGGAGGAACGACATTAAATGGGAGAACACTATTTGAAGAAGCAATAACAGAATTAAGAGAAACAGAAGAACAAGCATCTCTTAAATACGAATTACCAGTTGACTTTATGGTTGGTCCGGGATAATGCCTACTAATTCTTATTTTAATCATTTTAACAATACTGCAGAACAAAATTTACACCAAGATTTAATTATCGAATCGATAAAAAATTTTGGAATAGATAACTATTATCTTCCAAGACAATACATGAATGAAGATATACTTTATGGCGAAGATACAATATCTCAATTTAGTAAATCTCATTTAATTGAAATGTATGTTAAGTCTGTTGATGGTTTTGAAGGAGAAGGCGATTTTATTTCAAGATTTGGATTAGAAATAAGAGATCAAGTAATTTTTTCTGTGGCCAGAAGACGATGGGAAAATTTAGATACTGGTTATGATAGGCCAAGAGAAGGCGATATAATATTTTTTCCATTAAATAAAAAATTATACGAAGTTAGATTTGTCGAGCATGAATCCATGTTTTATCAATTTGGTAAATTACCAATATTTGATTTAACGTGTGAATTATTTCAATATGATGATCAAAGAATTGATACTGGTATTGAGGACATAGACGAAATAGAAGATAAATATGCTTATTCAATAGAAGTAAATTTTGAATCAGGCGGATCAGGAAATTATGTAGATGATGAATATGTGTATGTTGGAAGCACAGAAAGTTCTGCAAATACGAAAGGAAGAGTAATATCTTGGAATTCTACTGATAGAGTATTGAAATTAACAGATTTGAAGGGTACTTTTACTACATCTCAAAATGTTGTCGGCAATACAAGCGGAGCGTATTTTTCTGTAACAGCAACACCAGATACACAAGTATTTGTTAATGATGCTTCTGCGAATAATATAACCATTGAAACTGAAGCAGACTCTATTATTGATTTTTCAGAATCAAATCCGTTTAGTGAGGGCAATTTTTAAGTTGTAGATTCTGGAAGAATTGTGATCATGCCTTCAACTATCCTTTCCTTTGTTAAAGCATCCGTTTGGGTGTATTCAACATCATAAACATATAATCCAGAAGACATATTTGCTGTTTGAGTAGCATTAGCAGTTATTGTGACATTACTGCCAGATACTGCCGCCGTGAAAGACATTATCCAAGAAGTATTAGAAGTTGTGTGATTCTTCTTCATTTTAGAAGCACAAGTACCAGTACTTATGGTTACATTTGAATTGTTTGCATCTTTAGCAGTAAAAACTTTTTCAAAGTTACTACCTTGATGCATCGTTAAATTTTCGCCTTGAGTTTTTATAGTAAGTGCCATAAGACTATTTATACAACTAAATAATATTACAATCTTTATGGAGTGTTATGTTAGGACAAACTTTTTATCATCAAACAATAAGAAAATATGTTGCGTTGTTTGGAACATTATTTAATGATATTAATATCGA